TATCAACAGCAAATGCAAGCTTCTGTTCCCGAAGGTAATCCTATTTCTTCTGGAGATTTTAATAGAGAACTAAATGATGAACCTTCACAAGAGATAAGTATAGAAGAAGAAAACAGAATAGCAGCAGCTGCAGCACAGGCAGCTCAACAACTAATGGGAAGTATGCCACCTTCTGAAGAACAACAAAAAGAATCAAGAGAAGATGCTAAAGATCAAGCTCAACTTCAATTAAAAGGTGAAGAACTACAAATAAGAAAAGCTAGATTTATGCAAGGTGTTAAAGAAAGTGAAAAACAAAATGCTAGAAAAGATACAGAAACAAAAGCTAAGGTAGTAGAAATTGCAAGTAAAGTTGCAAGGGAAGATAAAAAGAAAGATTAATGGCAATTAAACAAGAAGAAGTAAGACAAGCTAAAAAATTTTTAGAAAATAAAAAAATTTCTATTAAAAAAGTTAAACCACATTTATTTGCTATTGCTTCAAATGGTTTAAAAAAAAATTTTAATGAAACATTAGATTTTTTTAAGAAAGGAAAAAGTGGAACGACTAATTCAAGCAATTAAAAAAAACATTAAAGATCATAAACAAGAACTATCACAAAATTTATTAAATAAAGGTGTAGAAAATTTATCTGAATTTAAACGTATCTACGGATATGGACAAGGTTTAGATAAAGCCTTTTCCATAATAAATGAAACAATCGAAAAATATAAAAAAGGAGGGGATTTAGACGATGATCAATAATGAAACATGGACAACTGATGATACTGTCCCAACACCAGAAAAAGTACCACAACCAGTAGGATATAGAATATTAATTAGACCTAAAGGATCACAAACAAAAACATCTGGTGGTATAATTTTAACTGATACTAACAAAGAGACACAAGCTTACTTAAATAGTGTAGGTCAAGTAATTGCTATGGGACCAGAGTGTTATAGTGATAGAAAAGCACCTTGGTGTAAAGTAGGAGATTGGGTTATTTTTGGTAGATATGCAGGAGCAAGAATTTCTGTACAAAAGGTAAAAATGGTGTTATTAAATGATGATGAAGTTATTGCTACTTTAGAAAATCCAGAAGTAATAACACAACAAATATAACATACATTAACTGAAAGGTTAATGCCAACATAGGAAGGAACTATGATAGACGAAGAAAACAAAAAGAACGAAGAAAAAAACAAGAACGAAGAATTGGAAGTTAAACTAGATGAAGTTGAAGCAGGAAAAGAGGTAGATGTACCTTTAAATCCATTAGAAAAACTTCAACAACAAGAAGAACTTCCTAAAGAAAAAAGTGAAGAACCTAATGATCTTTCAGATCAAAAAGAAATACAACAGGATACATCACCTAAACAAGCTCCGGCTTATTCAGATGATATGCCTTATTCTGTTAAAGTTCGTAAAAGAATACAAAAAGAAGTAGCTAAAAGAGCAGAAGCAGAACAAAAAGCTGTTGATCTTGAAGAAAAATTAGCAACAATGGAAAAAAGAACTTATGACATAGCTAATAAGTCATTAGGTAATCAACTTTCTAGTGTTTCTAGTCAATTACAAACAGCGATTGAGGAAGGTAATACTCAAGAACAAGTTAAATTGTATGGAAGTATGGCAGAAATTCGTAGTCAGATGACTAAAACAGAAGATTATGCTGCAAGAGTTCCTCAAAAAACTGAAAAATCAGAAAAAAAAGCTCCTCCTTTAGCAACTGAGTGGGTAAAAGAAAATTCAACATGGTTTAATAAACCAGGTTATAGAAAAGAAACAGCTATGGCTTATGGAATAGATGCTGAATTAACAGAAGAAGGTTGGGATGTGCATGATCCTGGATATTATGATGAGATGACTAAAAGATTAAAATTAACTGGTCTATCTTATTTTAATAAATCAGAAGAAAACACTTCCAAAACTTCTGAAAATGTAGTACAAAAAAACAATAGAGTGCAATCTCCAGTTGCTGGAGTTTCTCGTAAAAAAGGAATTTCTAGTAATAGAGTTAAGCTCACCTCTGATGATTTAGCGACAGCTAAAACTTTTGGTATTGATATTAGAGATGAAGCAGCACTAAAACGGTTTGCTAAAGAAGTAAAAAGTTTTAGCGATACAGGACAATAGGAAAGGAGCCTGATAAATATGAATGATAATAAAATAGATAATAAAACTAGAGTAGAGAAATCTACAAAAGTTGAAAAATGGCGACCGAGTAACTTATTAGAAGCCCCTGAACCAAGACCAGGATTTGCCCAGAGATGGATTGCAACAATGGTATTAGGACAGGAAACGCCTACGAATGTGGCTAAACGATTGAGAGAAGGTTGGGTACCTAGAGACATTAAAACTGTTAAAGATCCTCAACATTTTCCCACGATTGAACATGGCCGATTCACTGGGCATATAGGAATAGAAGGAATGGTACTTTGTGAAATGCCTCAAGAAATGGTTAATCAAAGAAATGATTACTATGCACAAATGACGAATAATTTAATGACGTCAGTTGAACAGGACATGAACAAAGCAGAAGCACCAGGATCTCCTATACAAAGGACTTTTAAAACAAAGGTTAGTTCGGCCGGCAATTAATAAAAACTAACAATAGGAAATAACAATGGCAAACTTAAATGCAGCTAATGGTTTTACACCATTAAGACATTTAACAGGCGGCGTTATTAGACCCAACGAATATCCGATACTATCTGCCTATGCGGCAAATATAGCATCGGGTGATCTTGTAACATTAGGTTCTAATGGTACAGTAATAAGAGGCACAGCGGGCGGAACAGCTCTTGGTGTTTTTTATGGCGTTGAGTATATAGCGACAGACGGTTCTGTTAAATTTAAGAAAGTTTGGGATAATGCTACCGTAACAAAAGATTCGGCTAACGCCAAAGCTTATGTATACGATGATCCAAACATAACATATAAGATTCAATGTAATGGCTCATTCGCAACAGCAAATGTTGGTGAATTAGCTAATGTTACAATTGGAACTTATGATTCAACATATGGACATTCAACTGATGAATTAGATATCGCAACACTTGCAACAACTGCAAAAGTGTTGAGAATACTAAGATTAATTGATTATCCTGATAATGCAGTGGGCGCTGATGCTGATATAGAAGTTGTAATAAACTTAGCTCTATATGGTACTCAGAATGCTGGCGTTTAACCTTAACAATAGGAGTTAAAAAATGGCTTTAAATAGAGCACTTTTTACCAAACAGCTCAATCTAGGTTTAAACACCGTGTTTGGTATGGAATATGACAGATATCCAGAACAATGGAGATCACTATATTCTACAGAGCAATCAATGAAAGCATTCGAAGAAGATGTACAAATGATCGGATTCGGTGCTGCACCAACAAAAGCTGAAGGTGCCATGATCAATTATGATTCTGGCAGAGAAGGCTTTGTCTCAAGATACGTGCATGAAACTGTCGCTTTAGCTTTTGCGATTACAGAAGAAGCTGAAGAAGATGGCTTGTATGGTTCTCTAGGCGCTAAATACGCAAGAGCACTAGCAAGATCAATGCAACAAACTAAAGAGATAAAAGGTGCAAATATCTTCAATACTGCAACAACTACTTCATTGGGAGGAGACGGTCAAGCTTTACTTGACGGCTCTCATCCTCTTGGCGGTGGTGGTACAGCATCTAACATCCTAGGCACACCTGCGGATTTATCTGAAACGTCTTTAGAGACACTTTTAGTTCAAATCTCAACTGCTGTAGATGATAGAAGTATACCTATTGCTTTATCAGGAAGAAAACTTGCAGTTCCACCTCAATTGGTGTTCGTTGCTGAAAGAATTATCAAGTCTAATTTAAGACCTGGTACTGCTGACAACGATATCAATGCAATGAGAAACATGGGTATGATACCTGAAGGTGTAGTAGTAAATCAAAGATTTACTAACCCTGATCAGTATTTTATCCTAACTGATTGTCCAGATGGAATGAAACACTTCGTTAGAGCACCAATCAAAAAAGCTGTTGAAGGCGATTTTGAAACTGGTAATTTAAGATACAAGTGCAGAGAAAGATACAGCTTCGGTTTTACAGACTGGAGAGGTGTATACGGATCTGAAGGCGTAGCATAAT